ACGTTCTCCCACTTCTCGGCGTCGGGGTTCTTGGCCGGGTTCAGCAGGCGGCCGATGAAGTCGTCCTCGTGCCAGCGCGTCGCGATGGCGATGCAGAGGAACGGGGGCTCCAGACGGGTGACGGCGTTGGCCTGCCACCAATCCCAGATGGCCTCCCTCTTCGCCTCGCTGTGCGCGTCGGCGAAGTCCTTCACGACGTCGTCCATGAGCATGACCTTGAAGCCGAGACCGGTGATCGACTGGCCTGGGGCCGAGCGGGAGACGATGCCTCCGCCCCTAGTCGTCTGCCACTCGCTCACGGCGCCCGCGTCGCCGGCGATCTTCAGGCCCCACTTGTCGCCGTCCTCCTCGACGAAGCGGCGGACCTGACGGCCCCAGGCCGTGGCCAGCTGAGGCGAGTGGGAGATCAGGCCGATCTTCCAGTCTGGATGCTGGCGCAGCAGCCAGATCGGCAGGTTGATCGAGGTCAGCGTGGACTTACCCATGCGGGGAGGCATGGAGATAGTCATGTACCGGTTCTCCCCGTTCTCGACGGCGCGCACGGCCTCGGCCAGCCGGTCGGAGAGGTACTGGATGTGGGGGCGCCCCGCGTAGGCCTCATCAAGCTGCTGCGCGCTCTCCAGCGGGTCGGCAGCCTGTCTGTAGGTCGGGTCGTGCGGGTATGGCGCTCCGGCGTGGGGCTTGCCGTCGCACGAGGGTCGGTCGCACTTCGGCTGGTTCTCCAGCCACGCCTGCCGCTTGATGAGGGCCTCAAGCTCCTCCTCCAGCTGGGCCGGCGTCATCTCCCACGGCTCCAGCGGCTTCTTCATCTTAGGCATAAGCATCTCCTATCGCTGGGGTGTAATCTCATATGGATACAGAATACCGCCACCCCTATCCCCAAGGGTGGCGGTATCTCTGCCCCAGTGTCCCGGGTCAACTCTACTGCTCGGCGTCGATCACCTCAACTTCAGCCGGGCCTACGTCGATGAGGCCCTGCTCACGCTTCCGGCGCTCGACCTCGGCGACAAGCTGCTCGATCCTCGACGTCGTGGCCGAGGCGGTCATCTCGGCCAGGTTCGAGGAGACCTCGATCTGCACCTTGGCGGAGTCGGCCCCGGCTCCGGCTGCCTCCCGCTCGATGCGGGCCGCGACGTCCATCATCTGGACGATCCCGTTAGCGCTCATGCGGGAGATTCGGTCCTCGGTGAGGCTGTCGAGCCACATCTCGGCCTTCTCCAGAGCCTTGCGGCCGAGAGCCCGATGACGGTCCCCCATGGCGATCCGGTAGCGGACGAGCTCGTTCGCCTCGTTCTCGGCCATGTGCTTGTCCCAGGCCTCGACCCGCTCCTTCCACGACCACCGGGCCGAATAGGAGTTGCCGTTGGGCGCGTCCCGCACTCGGCGGCGCTCCATGTCCCGATAGGCCTTGAACGACGCGTAGGCGGCCTCGGTCTCGCCGTCCTGCCGCTTCCAGATCGGGCGAGTGTAGTCCAGCGGTGCCGGCTTGCGCGGAGCCGGCGGCTTCGCGGTAGTCACAGCCCCTCCAACTCCGAGACCCAGTTCTGAGCCGGGGCCATGGCCCGATTGACGAGGCCACGGGCGAGGTCCTGGGCGAAGGCCTCGGAGAACTCCTCGCTCCACCCCTGATCCCGGACCATCTGCGTGCGGATTCCCGCACAGGTGGCCGTGATGGAGAGGACCGTCTCCCCCGCGATCATGAGGGCGTCTCCGGTATCCGCGGCCGTGCTGTCCGGCTGCTCCGGGATGTCGTCAATCACGGCCCTTGCTGCTGTACTCATTGAGCAAGTCCTCCTTCTCCTGCTTCTTCATCTGGTCGACCATGATTCGGTAGATGCGGGCCACGGTCTTCGCGTGCCAGCACGACGCGTAGCGGGCGTGTTGGCCGTGCTTGCAAGTGCACGTGAACCGCGGGTAGCCGTGGTCCGACTTCAGGACCACGTGGTGGAAGCGCTTGCCGTCTCGCCCCTTAACCTCCCCGGTGTTCCGGGCCGAGTAGGAGCGGACCCACCAGACGCGAGGATTCACCTCATCCTGGTAGACGGCCCCAGTCCTCCAGGTCTCTCGGGCCGACGTCAGCTGAGCCGGAGTCATCTTCTCCCACTCCAGCTGACGCACGAAGTCGAACTCAGTCGCCGTCAGCCTAGCCCTCGCCACTGAGATCACCCCCTGCCCCGACGACCGGGTACATGCTCGACAGAGTCGAGCCGGTAAGCGCCTCACGAACGGCCCACTCCGCCTCATTGGCGTCCAGGACCGTGCAGGCGGCGCCTCCGGCGGCGCGAACGCGGCGAATCTGGCGGACCTGCTCGACCGACGTACGGGCCAGGGCGTGGGACCTGGACTCGCCGGGCTTCTGGTGCTTGACCTCCAGGAAGATCAGGCGCCCCTCGATGCAGACGAGCAGGTCGGGGATTCCGGCCTCCACGTAGACCGAGCCGTGCATCTTCCAGGTGACCGAATTCGGCCAGACCTGCGCGATACGGCGCCGAATGGCGTCCACTACGGCGCTCTCCTTGCTAGCCATGTCACTCCCTTCTGTNNNCGGAGCGGGGCCGTCTCACTATTTGGACCTCAGAGGTCCAGGTCGTCGATGTCCAGAGCGTCCACGTCGAGCTCGACGGCGTCCTCAGCCGGGGCAGGCTTGGCCGGCTCGTCCGGCTCGTCGATCTCGTCGGCCATCGGGTCGTCCTTGGGCTCGGCCTTGGCCGGCTTGGTGGCCCGAAGGTACTCGCGCACCTCGCTCCTCACGCGGCCGTTGTAGGGCTCGCCGTCCTCCACAACGATGTCCACGGGGCGGCCAATCAGGCTCTTAGGGTTCAGGGCGATCTTCTTCTTGGCGATCTTGACCCCGAGAGCCTGAAGGAAGGCGGCGGAACGGAACATGGCCTTCTCCGTCTGGGGGAGACGGTCGATGATCTGCTGCCCGGCGTGAGGGCCTTCGGTGATCTCCAGGTAGACGACGAACATCGCGTTGCCGGCCTTCGATGTCGTCTCCTCGAAGTCCGAGACCTCGGCGTGGTAGGTCCCGGGGGCGACGTGGGCGGTGGAGGTGTCCTTGTAGTTGGTGAAGTCGAAGGTGAGAGCCATGGTTATTTCTCCTGTGTGGTTGGGTTACTTGGTGATCAGTTGTCGGACTTGGCCGACTTGTCGGCGGCGGGCTTGCGCTCCGGGACTCCGCCCACTCCGAGGAAGCGGGATAGCTTCTCCAGAGTCACGGGGTGGTCGCGTCCAAGGACGGACGGGACCTTCCCGCGAAGGTTGTAGGGGATACGGGCCTTGGTCCCGTACTCAGGGTCGGTGCCGAAGCGGACGATGTGCTTCAGCGAGGGCCCGTCGTCGCGTCCGGTGTTGTCGAGGTCCTCCTCGACATCGGCGTAGATGATGTAGTTGGGCGTGGCTCGGATGATCGACTGGGCTCCTCGCTGGACGTCCGGTGAGCGGCGCACGCCTCCGTTGATCTCGTCCTCGACCATCTTGACCTGAGCGGTCATGACGACGTGCATCGGCTCCTTGCGGTTGCCATCGGCCAGGCCGTACCAGAACACGGCCGTGTCGGTCATGATGTCTAGCGCCTGTCCCCAGGTGCGCTGATCGGCCGGGGCGGTGCCCTGCTTGATCTCGCGGACCGCGGTCTCCGAGAAACCTGTGAGGTAACGCATAGTCATTTTCTGGAGGGCGGTGAGGCTGTCGAGGATGACGGCCTTGTAGCCGTGCCCGCCCTTGTCCAGGCTCCAGAAGATATCGTCTAGAGCGGTGACGCTCTCGGGACGGACCACGTCGATGTTCTTGGCGTATGGGGCGTTCTTGAAGGACTGGGTGCCCTTCTCGCCCGGCAGGTCGATGAACAGGGTCTTGCCCATCGTGGCTACCGTTGAGGCGAGGGACGACTTGCCGGCCCCCTGGGCTCCGAGGATCAGCCACCGACCGTAGTCGGCTGCCTCCTCGTTCACGTCAACAATGTTGACGCCGGCGAAACTGGCCATTGAATTTCCTTCCGCTGTTTGGGTGGTGACTTAACTGTAGGCGTATGACGGCGGGCATTGCAAGCCCGGAGGGCTACCTTCCGCTGTGAGACGGGTCACGGTATCGTAGGCCGTACTCCTCAGGCGCGTACTCCCCGCCCGGACCGCCGACCATCTGAGCTCGGCACAGGTCGGCGAACTCGCAGAACTGGCACGCCGCCTTCCCGAAGTTGCGGGGGGCCTCGCCCCGCCTGTCGGCGCGAACCCTCGTCCGAGAGATGTCTGAGCAGGTGTCGGCCGCGGCCTGGAGGTGGGAGCGCACGAGGTATGGGCTTACCGGAGTCAAGTGGCGGGAGAACCACTGAGAGACGGACTGGGGCGAGGTAAGGCGCTCGATCTCGGCCTCCTCGGCCGCGTAGGTTCCGGCCGCGCTCCCGTCCTTCTTCATCCCCTCGAACGGGACGCCGTCGGCGCACCACTCCAAGTAGGTGCGCAGGTCGTAGTCCTTGACTGAGGAGGATAGCTTGCCGGCCTTCGTGATCTTGGGAGTCTTCGGAGCCTTGGACCGAACCCGATCGAAGGCGACGGCGCGCGGTGCCGGCAGGCCCCACTCCGCGCAGTCGGGGGACAGTCCCCACGCGTAGAGCTGGACCTGGCTGTCCATCATCTCGTCCAGGCTCGTGACCTGGCCGAGCGTGCCGGACGTCTTGCAGTCCCGCACTACGACGATGCCACGCTTGCGGTCCTGGTAGACCTCGTCGGCGTAGCCCCACAGGGTGACACCGGTGCCGGGCACCTCGCGCTCCCAGCGCTGCTCGACGGCGAGGACGGCCTCGTTCTCGGACTCCTCGGACCAGCGCTCCCGCCACTCGGCGTAGACGTGGGAGAGGCGCTGCG